TTCAGCATCACGAATAATTGTGTCAGTCGTCTCTTTCCCGGACTCAATCGCGCTAGCAATGGTATCGGCATTTTTCTGAATGTCCTCCGCCATCTCTTTTGTATCAGCGATAATCTGGTCGGTGGTTTGCTTCGTTGACTCTACAGCAGAAGCGAGATTTTCAGCATTTTCACGAATAGCATCAGCCAGCGCGGCAATTTTCTCGCTTTCGTCAAGAGCACTTTCCAGTATATCTTTGAAAAGGTCAGAGTCTTTAATTTCATTCAGGATTGCGTCGGTTACATCAGAAACATCGACGCTGGCCTCACCCTGGATCCAATCCGTATAACCTGACTGATTTCCAGTTTTATCGACAAGTTGAGAGCGGTACATAAATCGCTGACCGGGCTTTAGCCCCATCTGCTGATAGCGACGCAGTGGGTATGGAACATCAGCTAACAGAATTGCATCGTCCGCTTTTCCGGTGGTGCTGTACTGAATCTCTGTTTTTAACGTATCGCCAGTGCCGGCAGAGAATTCCCAGTTCAGCTCTATACCAAAAACCACATTATCAGAGGCGGTAAAGCCAACCGGTTTTGGTGGGTTGCCAACTTTCCCCGTAAGTATTATCTCGTCCGAATAACTCCAACCAGACGATGTCTCGGCGGCATTAATGGCTCTCACTCTAACCAGATAACGGCCTGAATAAATCCCAGACACATCAAATGATGTTGTAGAGCTGCGGGGAACAGTTATCCAGTTTGAATCATCACGACGCCACTGCACCTCATAGGAAATCGCATTCTTAGCCTGCTCCCAACTCACACGCATTGTCTCCACACTCATACCTTGCTGAATAACAGAGAATGAGCTGATCACAATGTTTTGCGGGGCAACCTGACCTCCAGCAGGGATAACACTGATCGGACGCTGATCAATTACAGCCCCCGTATCAATACGCGCATATTTATCCGGGTCATGGCTGGCAGCTGTAATAGAGAAAGTGCCATCGTTATTGTCAGTGATACTGACGACGCGGTATTGCTGGGCATAGAGATTGTCTGACTCAATAACCCAGACAGCCTCAGTCTGTGGTGTTTCACTGTATGCCACAGTAACCGTTGCGGACTCACCCTTTATCGCCTCTATGGTTCTGCTCTGTGATGCTCCTGATGGCAGGTTGAGGATCAGACGGTCACCAGAGACAGTATCCGGCATGCGGTCCAGCTTAATAACACGCCCATTGACCGCACTAACACGACCTCCCATTACCCGTCCTGATATCAACTCATCAGCAACAGCAATGATATAACCCGGTTGCGGAATATTTCCGTCAAGCCCGACATCAAATGAGACAACACGGTCTTTATTATTGGTGAGTATTCCCCAGCGGCCCTTGCGGTTGGCTTCTGACTGTCGAGTACAACCAATAGCTGTCACTTCAAGTTGATTAAAGCCATATCTGGCCACCAAATTCTGCTCAAACACCGGCTCCATCGCATCCGCGTAACAATTATCGGGGTCTGAATATGAAACCAAGGCGGTGGTATAGCGCGTCTGTGTAGTACTACTTGCGTAAGTAAAACGGCCATCAATAACGTTTGCGGCAGTGTAGCTATAATCGACATCACGCGGCATATCCGCCAGCGCAACAATCTGATCTCCGCCCCAGTAGGTCATACCGCGAAATATAGCGGCAAAATCGCGTAAAACGGTATAAGCATCACTCCTGTCTTGAACATAAACATTACAAATATAGCGAGGCTCGGTGCCGTTTCCTCCTTTACCGTCTGGTACTTGCTGATCGCAGTACTGGGCGACTTCGTACAAGGTCCATTTATCAATATTTGCAGCTGTCAGTCTGTCGCCGAGCCCGAAGCGGTCCGAAACCACAATGTCGTAAAAAATCCAGGCAGGGTTATCTGTCCATGCCCACTTAAATATACCCGTCCAGATGCCACTGTATTCTCTGGTTTCAGGATTGTAATTATCAGGAACGCGAATCACACGGCCCTGAGGCTCGCATGATATCTGAGGAATTGAGCCATTAAACTGACTCGAATCGAACTCGACATTAAGTAATGCTGTGTTCGGATAGCGTAGTTTTGCGTCAATAACTTCTGTGAAGCTCTGCAGCGTCATGACATCGCCAATTTTCACGCTATTAGCATCAACGGTTATCTTGCGAAGACGAATTGTCCAGGTGCTACCAGTTTGAGGCAAATCAATGCGGTGGCTACGTTCATACCCTGATGTGGTTTTCCCTGTTACAGCGGTATCCAGTACCGTCTTCCAGGTTCCGCCATCCGTTTGCAGGTCAATCGCGTATTTTATTGAATTACCAACCATATCGCCCTCATCAGTCTGTTTAAACAGCGATGGCCATTTCAGGCGAAGGCGAACGGCAGAGAGTTTCGAGTTAGTAAATGTTCTGGTCCAGGCCGTGGCGCTTTTCACTTCGGTACCAATACTGATTTCATTTTCAGTACTTGGTATCCCCTGTATATACGTCTGAGACTGCGAGCCCGGGCGGAACTCCCACACTACACCACTGAAATTCTGCGTTCCGTCTGCATTTTCGAGAGGTGTACCATCCAGATAGATATTTTTTCCAGTTAACTGACCAGCAAATTCACCCTCACCAAGCGCAATAAGCACCTTTGCCTTTGCGACAGACTGCAAATCATCGGGTTGTTCGGTCGGTGTTCTGGCGCTGGAACTACCGCCTTTTCTGCCTTTTAATTGTTTTGAATTTGCCATATTGCGCCCATAAAAAAACCACCCGAAGGTGGCCTGATTGAAGGAATTGTATTTACTGCTGATCTTCCACATAAATTCCGGCGGAGATAATCGCACCACCAATTCGCCGTTTACCGTAAAGTAAAGGTACTGGGTAGCCCTGCGAGGCGGTATTGGTGACGCCGCCAAAGGCGTAGGACGCCTGATTATCGGCAGATTGTTTGCTGGCCAGCCCTGATGCTTGGGGGGAAAGCATTTGCACTACACCACCGAGAATCATTGCAGCGCCCATTTTAAAACCAAAAGCAGAAATTGGATTTCCAGGGAAAAAAATGTTACCAACCACTGACGCGGCTATGATTACCGCGCCTAAAATAGTCTGAAATACCCCTGCTTTCTTGCTACCGATGAGCACTGGCACAATACGAATCACGTCACCTGTCACCGGGAACCCTAATTCATCAAGTCCAATATTTTTTTTGCCCTTAAATACAGCGAATGTTAACCCTTTCTGTTTGCCCGAATTCATATACTTTTCGAACCCATCCATCGTACAACATAGTGCCCTTACTGCTTCCGACGTCGTGCCCACTACTCGGCTATGTACCTTGCCGAATGTCTTTCCTAGCACGCCACCGAGCTCTATACGGGTCATTACTGATTCCATTGTTTGCTCCAGTAAAAAGCTGCCTCCATAGGAGGCGGCTTTGTTTTATGCCCCACAGGAGCGTACTAAGCTCCAACCCCAAGGGTCTTCGCTTCACATTCAATTCAAGCTTAATTGATTTTCTTATTGTTCATGCTTATTTTGGTACTTCACATACTTACGGATCATTTCGGCGTTCACACCTGCGGCATCTACACAGTATTCCTTTGCTCGAAAGGGGGTATCCCAAAGTTTGTGCTTTCTTAAAAATATGGAAATTTGCTGAACAATCGTATTGCGACCCAGCCTTTCACATATCTATCACCTCTGGTACTGATAACTTTGGGGGAGCCTTTGCCAACAAATACACATGATCTAACAGCTCGTTTAACACCACTATTTCAATATGAAGCTGCTCGCTTGATATTCTGATTTGTCTGTAAACTTCTTCCCTACATTGTTCTTCAGTATTCGAAATCAGCACTTGGGCATCCAAACTATATGGTATTGACAATGTCATAGCACAAGCGGTGCTTTTGTGAGCCTACTCATGGTTAAGTCCTTCCCAATAGAACGGATAACGGATTCAGATTTTCCCATAAACAGCATTACTGGCAGAGCCAAAAAACTGAAAGCCACGTCCTATGGACGTGGCTTTCAGTTAGAAATAAAAAGGCCTACATATGGGCTTAATCAATAATTATTTGGCCATGCATTTATCTACTGGGATGCTCAGATCTATGCCGTCATTGAGAACAGTAAAATTTATATTGTTTCCGTCATATTCTAAATCATCAAGCTTGCCTGATTTGTATAGCGCATTTAGGTTGTCCAGCCCCTTCTTTCTTTCTTCAGTCATGTATTTTGCGCTTGCTTCCTCGGCATCAAAAAAACCGCCTGCATCCCTCAGAGCCTTCGGATAGATAACCTTTACGGTTATCAATTCCTTATTGCCATCCTTTACAGACGATACAATCTTGTAATTCAACTTACTAAATAGATACTTGCTTACCGAATAGTAATCACTTGTAGTTGACAGTCTATTTTTGGCAGGAGTGCCCATCTCATCAAGGAGTTTATGAATTTCACTATCTGAACATACCGATAATTTTGACTTTGACAACAAACTTATATCGCCCGTATTTATGAATTTCATTACTTTTTCTGATGCAGAATCCTCTCGACATCCAGAAGCAAGAAAACATAAAAACGTAATGGCCAGTAATTTTTTCACACACATATCTCCACTAAGTAAATCTTTGCATGTTACCAGACAGAAAAATCAATTAAACGAAGTGTGCCGAACAATCTTCATTGTTCTTTCCTGCCAGTACCCGCCATATGGTACCCGCTGGCTGAGACAAGCGTACAGATGGTGGAGTAACATATTCCCCTCAAGCAGAATACCTGCGTGATTCCACTTGTTGGCCTGAACCTGCATGATCACCATGTCACCTGGTTGGGCCTGGCCTTCAAACTCACGAAAACCACACTCATACCAGCAGTCGTGATAAAAATTGTCAGGATAGTTGTCCTCCCACCAAGCATAATCTACCCGATAGTCATGTAACTCAATGCCATGCGTTTGCCGGAAATAGCTCATCACCAGTCCCCAGCAATCAAAGTGCCCAAGGACAAATGGACGCTCCAAAAGCGGTAATTCACCTCGTGGCTGAATGGTCCGTAAATCACCCTCAGGCCAGCTGACAATATGCCAGGGCAGTAATGTAGCATCGCATTGTGCCTTATCCAGTTCACTTGGCTGGGTCGTAGCATCAGGATGACTGTGAACAATGCCGATGACAGTGCCCCATTCCTCGACTGCGGCATAATCCTCTGGTGATAGATGAAAGTTTTCGTCAGCGTCTTTTGCAAGGTTCCGGCAGGGAAAGTAACGTTCAACACGACTTTTTTGAGCCACTACACCACAGCATTCAAGCGGATACTCTGCTGCAGCGTGAGCCATGATTGAATCAATAGTTTTCTTTCTCACCTTAACTCCTTATCAGGCTCGTTCCCGGGAATCCTCCAAAGGACAACGGCTCATCCTCACCAAAGCGAAGCTTGCAGGCGCTTAGCGTGCCGTTACATTCATCTCTTGAAGGATCACTTACCGGATTGTTATTTTTGTCGAAATAACGGTTGCCAGCATAATCACACCCATTGCCAGAACGATATTGATTACGAATACACCAGGTACATAATGAATGAAGCTGACGAGTGGGTATCATTAACCCTTGCAAGTCCATCGGACTCGATAGTGTGAACTCAATCATTTCATTGGTTTCAATGCTTTTGGCATTGATATAGAAAACCTTCAGTTTTTCCTGTGTGGGGTCTGCTGTCATATTTCCATCAATGAAATTTACCGCGTCGAGATACTGCGCTAACGTGTCGTGAATCGTTACCTTCGCCTGTAGAAGATCATCATAGGCAAGGCATAGTGCCGTAATTGAACTATCGATGTTTGCCACTGATAGTTTGGGCTGCGCGGCAGTCCCGTCCGTTGACGCCTCTATACCCTCGATCTGGCAAGGCCATGCTTTGTATTCCTCACCCTGCCACCATATAGACTTTGCAGGAAGCGTGCTGGCATCGCCACCTGACGCAATAATTTCCGCTTCTGAGTGAGGAATATTGTAAGCATGGAATCTCAGCAAATCATCAAGACCGAAGGCTGTGCCATCGACAGAAAAAAGCCGGACATCATTGCCCGGCTCAAGCTTTTGATAATCAGAATTTAAACTCATGGTTTGAATGCCTGCTCAAATGTTGCAGTAAGCGACCAATTATTCCCACCCATCGGCTGCGGCTTATATTGCTCACAGCGATAAAGCCCAAGACTTTCCAATGGTGGCGTCCAGATGAATGCTTTAGTACCGCCCTGTCTGTCCAGAAAGTCTTTTATCTCTTTGATATAAGGCTCCTTGCCGACAAACGTTAGAT